GGCGATGCTGCGGTTGATGCGATGGTTGTCGCGGACCCGTTCTCGGGCCTGTCGTTCGGCGTGTCGGTCTACAAGGGCCGCAAGAAGGCGATGATTGCGGTTGATGCTCTGTGGGGCGTCAAGTGCTGGAAGCCGGAACACGTCGCGCTTCTGCTCGGCTAAGGCTGTTTGACCTTGGGGCATCCGTTCGCGGGTGCCTCACATCAAGCAACCTTGGAGGCACCATGTCTGGAACTTGTGAAACCGTAACCATCATCACGAAGAACGGGCCTGTTGATATCAACAAGGCCGACTATGACCCGAAAACGATGACGCTTGCGGGCCAGGAAAAGCAGGTTCGCAGAAAATGATTTCCTTCTATCGGTATGCTGATACAGTGGGCGATGGCACCGGATCGCGTGAGGGCGCGGTTAACGGGTCCGTAACGCCTGTGGTGTTGCGGCTTATGCCAAGGGCGGGCGAGACATCGCTTGAGGTCCATAACATGATGGTTCACATCATGGACGTGGGCCTGTTCGATACCGGGAAGTATGGCAACAACATCGTTCTGACAAATGGCATTTCTGTTGGCGTCTATAACGCCGATGGAAGCCTTGACCGTGACTTGATGGATGGAGAGCCGATCAAGTTAAATGTGGAATGGCACCACGTTTGCTATGATGCGTCACTTTCGACATATGGCACTGGTGATGCGAGCCTTTCGGTCAGTTGGCCATTCACAAGGGCTGGAATGCCGATTATTCTGGAATTCGGTGAAAGCATTTGCATTACGCTTGCAGATGATTTGACCGGCCTCACGCACCACGCGTTCCGATTTGAAGGGATTGCCCACGGATGACACTCACAGCAACCATCGGCGGGGCATCGTCGGACACATACGCAACCATTGCGGAATACGTCGCCTATGCCGTTTCGATGGGCTGGACGCTTGCGGATGGAACGGCGGCGAATGAGGTGAACTTGCGCCGGTCGCGCGCCTATCTTGACCGGGCATATGAGTGGCACGGCATCAAGACCGATGAAACACAGGCGCTGCAATGGCCGCGCATTACATCGCTCTATGTCGATGGCTACAGCGTGTCGTCCGAAACAATCCCGCAGCGGATCAAGGATGCACAATGCGAAATGGCCTATCTGATCCAAGGCGGGGCCGATCCGTTCGAGACGGTCACGGGTGGCGCTGTTCGCCGTGAGAAAGTCAAGGCGGGGCCTGTCGAGAGTGAAACAGAATACGCCGGGACGCGCGAACTTGCCCGCTACATGGCGATTGAGGGGCTTGTCCGCCCGTATATGATCGGCGGATCGCGGATGGTGCGCGGCTGATGGCAACGATTGCATCCATAGCGGCCAAGGCGCTGGATAAGGTGGCGCTGAAAGTGACAGACGCCGCCCATTCGGCAACAATTACCGATGGCACCACAACGTCAACCGGGCGGGCTGTCGTGGACAAGCTGACGCCATCAAAGGAATTCAGCAAGTTTAGCGCGGGCGAAAGCGCACAGTTGATCTTGCTCGAGGGGTTCGACACTTCACCGGCCGACGGATGGTCACTCACATTCAACAGCCGTGACTATCTGGTAATCCGGGTTCAGGACATTCTCGCGGCTGGCTCGCTGTTCTATGTGCAGGCCATTGCCGAGGCCGATCTATACAACGTGCAGGCATCCATTCAGGCGCTCACCAAGACGCCAGACGGCATGGGCGGCAATACTGAGGCATGGTCAACTCCTGACGCCGTGGGCGGCTATCTGGAAGGGCTGTCAGGGTCTGAGAAATGGCAGGCCATGCGGGTAAGCCCGGACAATCGCTATCGCCTTATCATTGCATATCAGGTTGGCGTCACGGCTGCGGATCGGGTGCTGATCGGGTCCAAATATTACGGCATTGAAAGCGTGATGGATATGTCGGGCCGTGGGGTCTGGCTTGAATTGACGCTGACAGAGGGCGCGCCATGACAAGCATTAACGTCAATGTCGAGGGGATGGCTGCTCTGACCGCGCAACTGGCAAAGATCAGCGATGCGGGCGAAAACGTGGTTTCTGATACCATAGCAGAACTGGCGCTCACGACCGAGGCAAACGCGGTTACAGGAATTCGCGGCGGCGCGGCAACGGGTCGGGTCTACAAGCGGGGCGGCGTATCGCATCGGGCATCCGCTCCAGGGGAATACCCGGCATCGGATACGGGGAGGCTGATGCTTTCAGTTGCCAGCGAGATTGCACCATTCGAGGCACGGGTTGGGACGAATGTGCCTTATGGGCAATATCTTGAATTCGGAACAACTCGAATGCCGGAACCGCGTCCTTGGCTCTTGCCATCATTCGAGGCCGCGAAGGTCGGGGTTGAGCAAGACCTGAAACGGCGGATCGAGGCGAAAACATGAGCTTTGAAACAGCCGCGCAATCCGCAATCTATGCAGCCTTGAATGGGGCGATGTCTTGCAGCGTTTTTGACGATGTGCCGGAATTGCCAGTTGGTGTGCCAGATGGCGGATTTCCATATTGCAACATCGGAAATGATACTGCCGCGCGTTGGGATAATGACAGCAAGACCGGATCGGTTGTCACGCTGACAATCCATCACTGGTCGCGGGCGCGCGGGTTCAAGGAAGTAAAGGGCTTGATGGGGGAGGCTTATGACCTTCTGCACCGGGCCACACTAACGGCATCGGGCTATACGGTGCTGGACTGCCTCTGGGAGTTCTCCGAGGCGTTTGTCGATCCCGACGGGAAAACAAGACATGGCGTTCAGCGTTATCGGCTGACGATGCAAAAAGGAACCTAAAACATGGCTACCACAGGCTTTAACGGTCGCAACCTCACGATTGATTGGGAAACGGTCACGCTCGTTGGCGTGAAAAGCAAAACCGTCTCGATCAGCAACGAATACCCCGATATCACGAGCGATGATGACAGCGGGTTTCAGACATTCCTGCCGACGCCTGGCAAGCGGTCCGCTGTGTGGACGATTGACGGCGTTCACAGCAGCGAAGTCTTGCTTGCGGCCATGATGGCTGCGGATGCGACGATTGCGACCGGCAGCGTCACGGTCAACCTGCCATCGGCGCTGGCTGTTCCCGGCGATATCGAGGGCGAGGGCGTCATTCAATCGCTGGAATTCAGCGCAGCCGATCCCGAAGCCGTGACGTTCTCGGTCACCATCGCATCGTCGGGCGCGTTCGTTTACACAGCATCGGCGGCTAGCTAATGCGGACATTTGACGCAGTAATCGGGGGCGAAACCATCGCCCTCGCCGTGACGTTCGGCGCATCGCTCAAGGTCGCGGATGCTGTCGGTGACCCGCTGATGATTTCACGGGAAGCAGCCAAGGAAGCCATGTTCTCGCAGCGTGGCATTGAGTATGAACCGAAGTGGTCATTCTCGCTTTCCAACGTGACGCAAATCCTCTGGATCGGCGCAACGGCGGCGGGATCTAAGATCACCTTTGACGAGATGGGCGAAAAGGTGCTGGCTGGTGGCTTGTTCGAGGCCAAGAACGAGGCGGGGCGCTATCTTGGGGCCATTGTTTCGCCGGGGTCCGAGGAAGTAAAGCCGGAGAAATCAGACGCGGAAAAGTCGTAAGCTGGACGCGGTTCTTAAAGACCGCCTTCGGCATTGTGGTTGCCGATTGGGGCATTGCGCCCAGCGAGTTTTGGTCCATGTCGCCGGATGAATTCTGGTGGGCCTTCGATCACAAATATCTGGAAGCCCAGCGCATCAAGAACCCCGGCAAGCCTTCGCAGGCTGAATGGAACGATGCTAAGGCGCGGCACAAGGCGAGAATGAATGACCGAGCTAAGCGCGCTTAACATCCGCATAACGGGCGATGCGGACGGGCTGAAAGCCGCGACTGCGGTCGCGACGGGGGAACTCGGCAAAGTCGGGGCTGCGGCTGAGGCGGCGAATACCGGAACTGGCAAGTTGGCTGGCGGGTTTGGCAAACTTGGCAGCATGTCAGGCCAGACCCGCAATCAACTGCGCATGACCGGAATGCAGTTGTCGCAGGTCGGCCAGCAGACCATGGCGACGGGCAATTTCGTGCAGGCGCTTGCCATCCAGTTGCCGGACATTGGCCTTGGGTTTGGCATGATAGGCACGGCGGCTGGCTTGCTTGCCGGTATTGCTTTGCCCATGCTGGTTTCTGCGTTTAGCAATTCCGGCGATGAGGCGCGCGACTTTGCCGACATCAATAGCGATCTGGTGGACGCAATCAACGCCATGAGGGCGGCGGGCGAGGGTTCGCTAAAGTCGCTTGCCGACCTTGCGGAAAAGTATGGCACGGCGGCAGCCAATGCGCAGACATTCCTTTCGGCCATTGCCGATGTGGAGCGGCTAAAGGCGGTCAACGCACTGAACGAGGCGATTGCAAGCGTCGCCACGCAATTCGGCGGGCTTGATGTGGCCGAAAGTGGGCTTTCTGCACTTGAGGCCACCACGCAGAAGCTGCGTGACGACATGGAGCTGACCGGCGATAACCTGTTGCGGGTTCGGAATGCGCTTGACGCCCTGAAAAATGCTAAAGGGGTGCAAGAGCAGCTTGAAGCGGCCAACGGGCTGCAAAACGCGCTTATCTCGATTTATGGGTCAATCGAGGCCATGCCGGAACCGGCGCGGTTGCTTTACGAGAACATTGCCACGGCTGGCGCGAATGCTGCGCTACTTGTCGGATCGGCGCAATCTGCTGGCATCGTCATTGGTGGCGCGGCAGACGAGGCAAAGCGGCTGGCTGACAACCTGTTTGCTGCGGCGCAACAGCAACTTGCGGCTGAGGGTAAGGTCTACAGCGGGCGCGGCGGCGATCCGCGCACATCAAACGATAAAGGCAAGGGGAAGTTTTCATACACACCGCCGAAAGGCGGCAATGGCGGCGCTGTCAGCCCGCTATTCGGTGAACTTGAAAAGCTGCAAACGACCCTCGCGACCGAAGGGGAACTTGTGGCGATCCACTATGCCGATCAGCAAGAGACATTGCAGGCGGCTCTGGATGCGCGGCTGATTACGCAGCAGGAGTTTCAAGACCTCAGTGCGAAATCGGCGGAACAATACCGCGCGGCAATGGCTGGCATTAACTCCGGCTATCATGGCGATGCGCTGGATCAAGCCGGGGCATTCTTCGGGGATATGGCAAACGCCATGCAATCCGGCAATGACAAGATGCTCAAGATTGCCCGCGTGTTCGGTGCGGCTGAGGCGCTTATCAACGCATTCCGCGCATACAACCAAGTTATCGCTGACCCGACCCTGCCATGGTTTGCCAAGATACCGGCTGCGATGGGCGTCCTGTCCGCAGGCATGGGGATGGTAAACGCCATCAAGGGCGGCGGTGGCGGTGGCGGTGGCGGCGGTGGCGCAGGTTCAGGCGGTGGCGCGACACAACAGCGGGTTGCGAATATCAATTTCGTTGGTGGGTTTCAGCCGACCGCGCAAACCATCGAAGTCTTGGCCAATGGCCTCAATGACTGGCTTGGCGATGGCGGGCAATTGAATGTAGGGGGTGCATCATGATTACCGCGTCAACAGCGCGCGCGGCGGCTCTGGTGTCCGCTGAGACGAGCAACAATCCGTTTGTCGCATATGAGAACCTCGGGGCAGCGGCAACGCTTGGCGGCACTACCACGCTTTCCGGTGGGCCAGCATCAAACGCTGTCACGGGATCGACCTATGACTACTGGTTGCCAGATGTGGCGGGCACCACGGCGGAACTGGAATTTGACTTCGGGTCGGCAACGTCGCTCACGTTCGCGTCGATCGCGGCGCACAACGCCGGAACGCTTGGCGCGTCAATCGCGGTTGAGCATTCCACGGACGCTATCACATGGACTGACAGCGGCTGCGGTGTCATTGCGGCAACCGACGATGTTATGGCATTTCGGTTCGTTGCCACGTCCAAGCGGTATTGGCGGTTTGCATTCACGGGCTTGACTGCTTCGGACGCGCTGGCTGTCGGTGTGGCGTTCTTGGGAAATGAGTTGATTATCCCGCGTCGGCTATATCAGGGCTTTGCGCCGATCATGTCACCTACCGAGGTGCAGTTGCAAAGCAACGTGAGCGCGGGCGGCAACCTTCTTGGGTCAAGCACGATTG